TTCCGTGGAAGGTTGCTAGACAGGAAAAAGATCAAAAAAGAAGGAGGCGAGACATGAGGACACCATCCAAGGCAAAAATACAAGCAGGAGCGGTATTTGTAAAGCTGGATCTGAGGTACTACGAATGGGAGTGGGTGGAGCCTCTGGAAATCATAGAGATTCGGTTCGGTGGCGGACCGAGGAGGTTCGTCGTGCAGAAATGGGAAGATAGAACGGTTGTATTAACACCCCTCAAGCAGGAGGTAGAGGGATGAAGCAAATAGTAAGGCATGAACTTGACCTAATTAAAAGCATGTTTGGTTTGGATGTCAAGGATGAAGAAATACTCCGTGCCTTGTCCATAGCGAGAGCCAAAGGTCTGAATCCGCTTACGGACGTGCATTTCGTCAAGATGGGGCAGAAAGTGGCGGTTGTGGAGAACTTTGTTCTACACATTAGAAAAGCAGAAAGGAGCGGTCTTCTAAAGGGCTGGAAAGTTTTCGTGGGGAAAGATGATTATGGTGTATATGCAGAGGTGCAAATTTTCAGGAAGGACTGGGAGTTTCCTTTCGAGTGGAGAACATATTTAAACGAGGTAAAGAGGGAAACGCCGATATGGAAGCAAGCGCCAATCTATATGCTGAGGAAGACTGCAATAGCACAGGCCTTTAGGCTCTGCTTCCCAACAGATTTGGTAGAAGAGGACTTAGCATATTTGGATGAAGAAACAGACTCTCTGGCACAAGATTCGGTACAGGAACCGGAAGATAACCAAGAAGATGTAATAACTGATAAGCAAAGGAAGTATCTATGGGCCTTCGCTAAGGAGAAGGGGTTGAGGGAGGAGGATGTGAGGAGTATTATAAGGGAGTTCGGATACGAGAGCACGAAAGACATAAAAAAAGGAGATCTGAACACAATCTTGAAATACATAGAGCTCTATAGCCAACAGGAGGAGGCGCAGTGAAGCTTTCTTACCCCCTCCCTCCCTCAGTTGCCGCTTGGCAGGCTCCCAGCCTGCCCTTTTTAACAAAAACTAAGGAGGTGTAGAGATGATCGTGGAGATTGAGCTTGACCAGATTATTGTCCCGCAAGGAATGTTGCCCCGTGTTATAACGGGGACCGTTCAGGAAAAAGTTCAGGAATACGCAGAAATGCTGGAGCAAGGAGTAGAGTTTGATCCAATTGTCGTATGGAAACGCGAAGACGGTTACTGGATCGTGGATGGGATGCATAGGGTAGAAGCTCACCGAAGGGTTGGAAGAACAACCATAAGGGCTAAGCTCGTTGAACTGAAAGACGAGCTTGAATACAGAAAAGAAGCAATCAAGGCAAACCTGAAGCACGGCTTACCGCTCATGCGGGAGGAGCGGATTATCTTGGCTCAAACCCTCTACAAGCTTGGCGTATCTCAAGTGGAGCTTCAGAAACTTTTTGGAGTGTCAGAAAGGACACTCTACTATTGGCTTGGAAGCATCAAAGTTCAGGAAAAGGAAGAACTGAAAGAGAAGGTCTTTCAACTTAGAGCTCAGGGATTAACTCAGGAAGAGGTAGCAAAAGAACTGGGAATACCACAAAAAACCATCTCTAATTGGGAAAATGTTTTAGCCAAAACTGCAAAAATTGCAGAAATGGCTAAAAATAATGAAACTCAATCTCAAAAAGACGAGCCCAATTGGGAACTGCTGGAACAAGAATGGAAACGGTTGAAGGAGGAAGGTTTCTGGGATCAGGATATAGATGAAATAGACGAAAAAAAGAAAAAAGGGAAGGTGGGAAGGCCAAGGAAGGAAGAGCAAGAGGATACGAGAACAGAAGAAGAAAGAATAAAGGATGAGATTGTTACGTTCCTTGCTTCTAAGGCTTTGACGATCGGATGGAAGGCAGTTTTCAAAGTATTAGAAGAAGCAAGACAGGAGTTGGAGCAATTGAGTAGAAAATCTGTGAGAGGATGGTGAGATGGATAAAAGAAAACAAGCTATAGAGCTGTATCATGTTGGTTTTTCTATAAGAAAAATTTCAAAAATTCTTGGGGTGGCACACACAACCGTGGCGAGGTGGATCTCCAAGGAAAATATAAAACAAAAAGAACTAACAGAAGCAGAAGAATTAGAAGAAAAACTTAAAGCCCTGTTAATGCATACCAACCAAGAGAAAGGCAAAAGCAGGGCATTGTCTTTAAGACAGATTTACAGGCTACTTGAAATTGATCTACGCTTGGCAGGGATAAACTCCCTGTCAAGCTTCTATAGGGTCCTGCAGGAGTTCGTAAGAAAAGAGTGGGGCGGTTGGAGTGAGTTGGAAAAGAAAAGGAGACCTAAAAAAGAGCACTCACAATTCCATATTTCAAAAGGAAAGATTAGAAGGGAGAGGGCAACATGGGAAATTGATGCGACGGGATTTTCTCATGATGGGAAAACATATTTCCTATTGCTTGTAAGGGAACGATGGAGCGGTTACTTCTTGGGTGGACTTGTTGCGGAGGCAAAAGAAACAGGAGCTACACATTATAACAAAGCATTCAGCAGCTTAGACGTTGCAAAACTATTCATCAGTCTTTTTAGTTCTTACGGACTGCCAGCTAAAGTCATAACAGACAATGAAGCCATATTAAAAGCGGAAATAATAGAGAGAGGACTAAAAGCCTTAGGCGTTTCAGTTCGTCGCACAAAACCATACTCGCCTCATCAAAAATTGATAGAAAGAGCCTTTAGGGATTTGAAGGATTGGCTTAGGTATTATGTAACAACGCACGGGGATCTAAATAGTGCTATTGAAGCGGCTATTGAAGCGTACAACAGGCAAAAACACAAATTTGAGCATTTCGCCACAGAAGTGGTTCCGGAAGAAATTCATGCGCTGGTGGAATATAGAAGTGTTTCCGAAGAAGAGATAAGAAAAGCTTTTCGGGAGAGATATGAGAGAATATTGAGAAACAACTCTATTCAAATTGAGAATCTCAAGTATGAGTTCTATTATCCACACCCAGAATTTATAAGGCACGGAGAGGCAGGCAGAAAGAAGAAACCATTAAAACTTGTGTGCTATAGAGACATAGAAAACGCCTCAATATTGGAGGTATGGGACCAAAATGAAACACAATACTTAGGTATAGCGCATCTTATATCCCAGCCATCTCCAACACTTGACGCAACAGAGCTACGAGAACAAAAAAATAAAGAAAGAAGAATAGAAAGAAGAAAGAGAAAGTTACAAGAGGAGCTATCAAAAATACAGCTACAACAACAAGAGCGCAACGAGGGTGCAGAAACTATAGATCCGTTAGCCATCTTTTTAGGATCTCAACAAATACAAATACAAGAGAGGCAAAAAGAAGAAGAGGAACTTGACATTTTCAAACTTTTGGGAGGTGAGACATGATGACGCACGTTGAAAAGACGCTTATAGACACCGTAAGAGTTCTCAAACAATTAAGAGACGAGCAGAATATTCCATTGCATGCTTTAATTTACGGGAAATGGGGGGCGGGCAAAACAGTAAGCGCAAAGAAGATAGCTAAGAGCGTTCAAGAGACCTTCTACATCAAAATCGAAAGTGGAATTACACGAAGCAGATTACTGAAGAAAATAGGATTCTCGCTTGGGTGTGGAGCAAGGCATAGTTACGAAAGTAGTTTAGACCTGATTCGGGCACACATAGAGTATACATCTCTACGGCCTATCATAATCGTAGATGAAGCCCAAAGGATCATGGCAAATAGAGAAATATTAGACGAGCTGAAAGATCTTGCAGAGGACGATTCTCTGAGATTTTCTTATATCTTTTTGGGAGATCACACAACACCAAAGATAATAGCCTCGCACCCACACAGCATCCATTCCAGAATAGTAATAAGAAAAGAGTTATCTCCACTTAGTTTAAACACAGTCGAGAAGCTGTTGCAAGAAAACAAGCTTAAAACAGATGCAGAAAAACTTTACGTATTTGCAAAGGGAAGAGGCTGGACAACGCTTGATCTTACGCTTGCAATTCAGGCATTGAAAAACACACAAAGTCAAAGTGAAATCAATGAAGAAACATTGTCAAAAGTCGCAAATGCACTCGGGAGGTAAAAATGAGGGACGGAGAAATTTGGAAAGCTATTCTAAAACTTAAAGTCTTTACACCGTGGATGATTTTGGAAGAATTACGTCCCCCAACCTACATGCGTGGGTATATCAAAGAGAAGATAAGAAATTTTCTGTTGTCGCAGACAAAAAACGGAGTGTTAAGGCTCTTGCACGACAATCCGCCAGTGTTTGGCTTGCCGGGAGAAACTCTTCAAAAAATAGTGAAACATTGTCCCTGCGGAAAGGGGTTCATACCAAATCAGAAAAAAGATACATATTGCTCTGAGCAATGCGAAAGGGAATACAGAAAGCGCTATCTGGAAAGGAAAAGGAGACAAGCCGGGATGAAAGAAAAAAGAAGATACACAGAACAGGAAGAGCGGTTGATATGGGAAACGCTAAGGAACGGATGCACGATTGCAAAATTGCAAGAGTTGAGCAAGCAATTAGGAAGACACCCAGAAGCCATACGATCGAAATTGAAGAAGATGAAAAAAAGATGGAGGTATTTACATGACGGACAGACAAATCATCAAGCTGATCGATAAAGCAATAGCAATGATGAAGGCTGGAAACATAAAACAAGCTTATGAAGTTTTGCTACAGCTCCATGCAAGGTTGAAAGAGGAGATAGAAAAAGACGAGAGGAAAGAGCATGGAAAGGAATTGCAACACCTGATGGGATGGTATTTGTCAGTGTGGGGCAATAGCCCGCCTGAAGCTCTGAGATTTATCTCATACAAAGAGATTATCGGAAAGCATTTGAGGGAACTGCTACTGATATATCAACAAAATGGAAAAGGGGTAGAGGAGTTGAAACGGGATTATGAAGAGTATAAGAAAACAAAACAAAAAGGAATACTCGAATTTAGAAGGGATCTACCATACCTAAAGCAACAAAAGCCAGAATGGGTAAGCAGAGAGAATAGTAGAGGAAAGGATTTTTATTTGTCTAAATGGAGGGAAGACGATGAGCTTCCTTGGTAAAACCAGCAGAGAGAAAGAGAAATATAAGGTCTATTGGATAGGTAGGGAGGAACTGCTTGACGGCACAACACACGTGGAGAAAATCAGAAGATTAGGAGAAAAAACATATGAATTATTGCTCTTTAACAAGGAAGTGGGGAAGGTGAAGGCAGTAATTAAGCTAACGTGGGAGGAAGAGGAAGGGTGGAAACTGCTGGACCTTAGATGGGGGGAAGAGGTATGGTGATGATAGCGAGGACCATCACAGAAGTAAGAAGAATCTTTCCAGATGCTAACTGCATCTGGGAAGAGGAGAATAAGTTTTGGGTTGAATTACCCAATAAGGCCGTTACCATCGTGTTGAAACCAAGGACCAAGGACACAATACGAGAAATTCTTATCCAGAACCTCTTTCCAAAAAGGGCCGTGGATGTTGCATTAGACTGCAACCACAGGTTGGGAACAGAGGCAATACACAAAATCAAAGACAAGAGCTGTGTAATTCTGGAAGGGCCTGCGGGAGTAGGAAAAACCGTAGCGTGCGTGTGGAGAATAGCAAAAATGATGCAGATCTATAAAATCAACAATCCACTTTATGTATCTCCGGTGCTCTATAACAAGGAAGTCTTTGAAAAATTCAAAGAACACGACGCATTCCTGCTCGATGACATTAACACAGAGCTACACGGAACCGCAATAAGCATGATACAAGCAATAATCTACTATGCAGAGTCGCAATATTGCCCGATCTTCGTGACAACGAACAACCCTAAAGTTCTCAAACAATTCGATGAACCAATCCTATCGAGACTCTCTCACTGTACATACGTGAGAGTAGACGGGGAAGATTTAAGAGTAAAATCCATACCTCCACGTTAATCACATTTTCTCAAAAGTGTTACTTCTCAAAAAGAATTCAATCAGAGAAGTTTTTGGTATCAACCACTTCCCGTTTTTTTCTCGTGTTTTGACCGCAAAGATATAGCCCTTTTGGCAATAATAACACACAGCAGAGTGTGAAATACCAAGCATTTTCGCAACTTCGGAAGCGGTCAGAAATACTCTTCCTTTTGCTCTTTTTTCGATCTCCTTCTCAAGCTTCTCAACGTCGTCCACATCGTGTCGCATGGTATTAAATATAACTTCCAAATTTTGCAAGTTTGCAACGCCAAAAACATAAAATTCCCAAAGGATATGGAAGTTCGCAATATTCCGACCAACAGGCTGAAGTGGCTTGATAGAGAGAAAGAGCGTGAAAAGCTCCCTGAAGACTACTTTCTTGATCCGAAAGAAAGAAGATATCCATGGCGGAACAAGGACGGCTCTATCAACTGCTACATGCTTAGATCTGCGATCAGACTTGCAGGCCTGCACGGAGAAGAAAGCATCAAAAGAAAAGCGCAAGAGCTTTACGAAAAACACTGCGGAGGGCAGAAATGAGTGAAGAAACCAAACAAGAACAAACTCAAGAACAAACGCAAAAAACACAAGAAGTAGATGTTGAAAAGATCATAGAACAAGCGCTAAATGAAAAAGCAAAATACCTTGGATTTGAGAGTTGGGACGATTTGCAAGTAAAGATACTCGAAGAAAAAGGGAAGCTATACGAAGCGCTTGAGCAAGAAAGAAAGAAACTTCGTGAGTTTGAAAAAACATATAAGGAACAGATCAGGCAGCTACAGAAAGAGAAAGAAGAGCTGTTGATTGAAAGCGTGCTCAAACAAAAGCTCTCCAAAGCAATTGACATAGAAAAAGCAATGAAATTGCTACGCACGGAAAAACACATAGAAGTCAAAAACAACAAGATACTCATCAATGGAAACGAGAACATCGACGAAGAGATAGAGAAGTTTTTTGAAGAGAACCCGTTTCTGTTACGTGCAGCGGGCGGAAGCGGTACGCCGCACAGAACAGAAACTGAAGTAAAAACAAAAGAAGACATGCTTAGAGAAGCTTTGAAAAAACTATTAGGAGGTGAAAGATGAGCACACTATCAGTTTTAGCTGGTAGGCTTTCTGCAGAAACTACAGAAAGAGCCGTAATTGAGTATATGTCAGACAAGGACGAGCTTTTTGCTTTGTTGCCGTTCGTCAAGACAAACACCGATGTCTATTCTTGGTACAGGACTGGTGATGTGCCTACTGCAAGCGTTGTAGATCCCTACGGCACAATCCCTGAGGTTGACGTAGTTGGCGAGAAGAAACAAAACAAAGTTTCCATGATCGCTGCGGATATTGTCGTCTACAACTTTGAAGCAACAGCAGTTGAAACACTCGTAGACAGAGTTCTTGAAAAAACCCTCGCCGCATCTGAAGCCATTGTGAGAGCTTACAAGCGGCTTTTCATCCAAGGAGATTCCACAAACCCGCACGAGTTTGACGGTCTTGACAAGTTCGTAGATACGTCTATGATCGTTGACCCCGGCACAGCAAGCCCTGTCTCGTTTGAGCTGTTAGATCAACTGCTTGAAAAGTTTCCGCCCGGAGCAGAACCAACTGCGATAATTGTGCATCCACGGACTTACGTATCTTTGAAAGCACTCATCAGAACATTACAAATACAACCGGAACATGTGATGTTGCCCAATTTCAACAGACCTGTTATGACCTATAGCGGAATACCAATCCTGAAAAACGAATACATCCCAATCAGTTCAACGGATGGAACTACGAGCATATATGCGGTGAGAATCGGGCCCACCGCAGTGCACGGAGTGTATATGGGAGACAACGCAGGCGTGGTGATAGAAGAGGTTGGAAGGCTTGAGAACAAGGATGCGAGAAAGTGGAGATTGAAGTGGTATGTTTCAATGGCTTCGAAAAACAAATGGGACGTAGCAAAAATCGTGAAGATTTCCAACTAAGTGAGCATCTAAGATGAAGAGAGTGAGGATGCCGTGGCAAGGGGATTACCCACTGCACACACCATACGGGACGTTTCACTTCAAAGCTGGCGTGTCTTTGTCTCCCTTGCCGGAAAAAGTCATTGCAAGATTGCAAGCTATATACGGCAACAAGGTTGAGGTTTTAGATGAAAATAGAGCTGAAGATCAAAAGACTTCCACCGCTGTTGAGAGAAAAAGAGTTAGAAAAAAGACTGAGTAGAGCTATGAAGGTTGCAGCGGAAACATACACACAGCTTGTGCATGACTGGATAGATCAAGGGAAAGCGTTTACCCCAAGAACTGGTAATCTGCAAAGATCTATTACATGGTATTACAAAAACAACACCGCAAGAATCGTAGCACAAGCAGAATATGCGAAATTTGTCGAATTCGGCACAAAACCACACATCATCAAACCACTTCGCAGAAAAGCACTCAAAGTACCAACCGAACAGGGCTATGTTTTTGCAAGAAAAGTAAAACACCCGGGCTCTAAACCATATCCTTTCCTTCTCGCAGATCTACAAAACAGAGCAAGGCAAGTAGCAGTCGAATTTATGAAAGCGCTGGAGGGCGTGATATGAGTTTTATAACGCTTGCAGACATGGCCGGGTACGACGTTGAAGTTTCAGAACTTGATGTAGAATTTGCAAACACATACACAAAACAGTTTCTATACATATACAACATCTCACCTGAAAATCTTACACCGGAAGGTTTGGCATGGGCTAAAGAGTATGCAAAAATTGTCGCACTGCGAAGAGCATACATCCGACTTGCACAATCGGAAGATTCACGCTTTTTTGAAAAAGCACAGCAGATGCTTCAGTTGCAGAACGAACTTGAAAAACAGTTCTCAACCAAGTTTGCAGTAGAACCACCAGAACCAAACGTCTATAAGGTGACGAGAGCATGAGACTTGCAGAGCTTGAGAGCAAATTGAGAGAGATGTTCCCAGATCACGAAATTGTGATCGGCATCAAAACTCCAGAACAACTCAGAGCTGATGCTAGAAAAATTGTAAGCGTATGGATAGAAAGAGAAACAGTAGATCGCACAAATACAAGAACTGAGTATATCATTGTCGTTGCACACAAGAGAAAGTTAAACGAGTTTGACAGCTTTCAAACAGAAGTAGATCAGATGCTTATCAAGCTCTATAGCCTTCCGCTTACAAACTTTGCAATAGAATACGCAAACAACGATGTGTATCTTTTTGCGATTATTAGGGCTGAAGGCAGGAGGCGTATACTATGAGCTATGAGTACAGACCTTTGAGCCAAGAAACGCTTGCGAGAATAATTAGAACACGCTCTATAACAATTAATGGTTTGACGGAAATTGAGTTACACCCGGAAACAAGATGGGTTGTTATACGCAATGTTTCAAGCAACCCCATTTACCTTGGCAATGAAACTGTTTCAGAAGCCGACGGTTTTGTTTTAAAGACAGATGAAATTATTAGTCTGAATGTTTTGCCTGGCTTCAAGGTTTATGTGTTTGCAAGTTCGGCAGAAATCCGTGTTATGGAGGCTGAGTGATGAGAATAACATATGTAAAGTCAAATGTTGATACATTTAGAAGAGTTGATTTAACAGGTGCGACAAGTGATTATGAATTGCAGGTAGGAGAAGAAGCCTACATAGAATTTTTTACTGCAAATTCAAAACCGCTAAGAATTGCGATACCTAATGATACTACGTTATATGAGATATACGTAATATTATTTGGAAGTATTGATTCATATATTAAACTTCTTCCTAATAACACGACCTACACCAACGAATTTTCTTATGTTTTGCTTGTACAAACACAGAGCAACACTTTTTACGAAGCAGCATCAAGAGACTTTTTTGTTTTATCAAGACGTACCACGGTTATTAAATCTATAATAAATGTAAGAACAAAAACCATTAGCAGTATAGGGGCAGGAAGAAGTGGTTATAACTATGCTACACTCGGTATAGCATATTGGAACGGTGATGCTTGGACTTGGACAAGCTTAGGAACCATTGCGTTTGATACAAACGGGTCAGGCTATGTTTTGGTTAGGAGGCTATACTGATGAAAGTCTATGCCTATCTTCATCCACAACTTAACATTCTTTGCTGTGCTGTTTTACCTGAAGCTGTTCCACAAGGCGTTCAAGCAATTGAATTTGAAGTTGAAGATATAAGCGATGTAATTTACGACGGCATTCAAATACGCTTAAAAACACCAGAAGAAAAACTAAACGAACGCAAACGAGAAAAACTACAACAACTCAGACAAATCTTCGCTTCAAGAATTTCGCAGACCGACTATGTCTTTATCAAAATAGAAGAAGCCAAACTTTTAAACCAAGACATTCAGCCTTTACTTGACAAATACGCAACACAACTCCAAGAAAGGCAACAGCTAAGACAACGCTACGAAGAGCTAAAACAAGCAATACAAAACGCAACTACACTTGAGGAGCTTGACACAATTGCCATTGAACTATGATGTTTACGAAGTTTAAACTTATCACGCTTTTGTTTTTCGCTTTTTCTTTTGCTGTTCTTGCCTTCTTGTTACACATTGAAAAACGCTCACACTCAATCACAAAACAGAAGCTTAAGCTTGTTGAAGAGGAACTGCAAGATACTAAAGCAAAACTTGCTTCTATTACCGAAAGCTATTCTGAACTCAAAAACCTCTGCGAGCTTGACAAACGCAAAATAGAACACCGCTACAAAACCCTTCTCCAGAAAGCCATGCAGAAACCTAAAACTGTTGAGGTCCCAATCGTGATAGAAAAGCATGTTTTCGTCAGCAATGAAGACTGTCAAAAAATGGGGGCGATGATAGATGAGGCTCTTAATCTTGTTAATAACAAGTAGTCTTCTCTTTGCATGTGCAGGCAAGATCCAAACTATTGAAAAAGAAGTCTATGTGCGTTGCCCTATACCTGAAGTGCCAAAAACACCTAAGCCTAAGGTCTCTGAAAATGCAACTTATCCCGAAAAATTGAAAGCTTTACTTGA